AAACAAAATATGATGAAGTTGAAGCAGAATTATTAGGTATAACAGATGGAATAGATTTTAAAACAACTGATTTACCATCAACAATTAATTTAACTTTTGCTAATGGATCTATAATTGCACAATCTGGGTTAACAATTACAGTTGTTGATGCAAATACAAGTGGTGAAGATGTTCAATTATCTAATGTAGATTTATCAAGTAATGTTAAAGCTGGTGATTTTATACAATTTAGTTCAAGTTCAAAAGTTTATCAAATTAAAGCTGATGCAACTGCAACAGGTGGTAATTTATTAACTTTTAAATTAATGACTGGTGCAATTAATCCTATTACAAGCAGTGATACTTTTACTTATGGTAATGGTGTACAATTTAAAATGTTATTAAATGGTAGACCAAATGTAACAGTTGTTCCTGGTCCAGGATATAATTATTATGCTTATGATAGTTTTAATTTTCAGGAGATATTATAATGGTAAAAACAATAGATTCAACAACATTAGCTGAAGTTGCAAATAGAAAAACTTATCCAATTCAATTAATTAAATTTCAAGTTACTTCAGATAATAATGATAGTTTATTTTTAAATACTGGATATACAAATATTACATACAGTGGTGATACATATTTACCTGGTTCAAACATAATTGGTTTATCTGCTGTTGAAGAAACACAAGATGTAAAAACTAATTCAGTAACTATACAATTAAATGGTTTACCAAATACAATTATAGCTGCCTTAGAAAATGTAAATGCTATTGGTGGTATAGTTACAATATATCAGGCTTTTTGGAATGATGAAACAGGTGCTATTGAAGGACAAGTTTATCAAAAATGGCAAGGTATAATTAATTCACATTCAGTTGATGAAGAAAATACTGAAAAGGGCGATGTTAATATAAGTGTTGAATGTAAAAATATAGTAGGGGCTTTATTAGATACTAAATCAGGTAGATTTACATCTGATAGTTCATTTAAACAATATACAAATAATGATGCTTCAATGGAATTTGTGGCTTCAATGGTTCTTTTTAATCCAAGATTTGGAGCAGAAGACTAATAGAGAATAAATATAATGATAAGAATCGGAGAATATAAAGATGTTGATCAAGGTGTAAAATTACTTGAACAACACAGAAAAGAATTTGACTTTGGTCAATTTAAAGAAGATAATACAGAATATTATAAAGGTTTAATGGAAGCAATAGCTAAAGATAAAACTGCAATAATATCAGAAGATGAAAATGGAGTTATAGATGGTGTGTTATTAGGAATGAAAATACCTAATTTATTAAACCCATACATAACACAATTACATATTTTATTAACTTGGGTTCATCCTAATAAGAGAGGTTCATCTATATTTTATAGAATGAATAAAAAATTGGAAAAAGAAATAAAAAATCATAAAGAAGTTAAAGATATAATTTTTTATTCTATACCTAAAACAAATATTAATTTTAATAAATTGAACTATAAAGAATTTCAATCAATGTATAAAAAGGAAATTTAATTATGGCAGCAGCCGCACCAGTTATAACATTACTTACATCAGCAGGTGTTAAAGGAATGATAGCTAGATTTGCATTGTCAGTAGCAGTTTCATTTATTACAAATAAATTATTTGCACCAGATATACCAAATGCAGGTGTTGGTGAAACAGCCCCTGATCCTGGAATTAGACAAAGAATTGCATCAGATCCTAATAATAAACTTCCTGTTATTTATGGGCAAGGAAAAGTATTTGGTTCAATTACATTTGCAGATATAACATCTGATAATCAAACAATGGCATTTATTATTTCATTATGTGAGGGGCCTATTGAAAGTATTGATGATATATATTGGGATAATTTTAGATTAACATTAGACAGTGATGGTAATGTAACAAATGCAACAGATCCAGATGGTAACACAGATGATTTTTTAAATGGAAATTTAATAGTTAAAAAATTTAAAGCTGGTGGAAGATGTTCTCCTATGGAAACATTTTCTACTAAATGGAATACTAATGCTGCAAATAGAACAATGCCAAATGTTGCATATTTATATGTAGAATTAAATTATAATAGAGATGAATCTGTAACAGGTTTAACAAATAAATTAGGTGCAGAAGTTCAAGGTAAATTAGTTAGAACTTTTACTGGATCAACATTATCTAGTGGTTTATCATATTCAAATAATCCAGCTGAATGTTTATTAGATTATTTAACAAATACTTTTTATGGTTGTGGTGATGTAATATCAGATAGCGATATTGATTTAGATTCATTTGCTGCTCATAAAACATTTTGTGATACTTTAATTTCACATACAGATAAAAATGGAGCTACAGTAAGTGCTAAAAGATACACAACAAATGGTGGATTAAATACTAATGATACAAGAGATTTAAATATTTCTGATTTAGTAGTTTGTTCTCAAGCAATATTTGGTTATCATTTAGGTAAATTTCAAGTTATTTCTGATACTACAGGAACATCTCAAATGTCATTTAATCCTGACAATATGTATGGTGATGTTACAATAGTTAATGATGGTTTTAATAGTACATTAAATAAAATGAATGTTTCATTTAATTCTATTGATCAAAAATTTCAAGATGATCAAGTATTTTTAAGCTTAGACAGTAATCAAAAAGCATATAATGAACCTGAATTAGTTCAAGATACAAGATTAAAATATGTAAATAATAATATTATGGCTGAAAGAATTGCTAATGTTATTATTAAAAAATCAAGAGATAATTTAATTGTATCATTTAAAACAGATACAAGAGCTTTAGCATTACAAGTTACAGATATAATATCAGTTACAAACAGTACTTATGGTTTTACTAATAAACTATTTAAAATTAATTCTATTACTGAAACTGAAATGAATACTGATGGTGTATCAGGATATTATATTACTGCACAAGAATATAACGCTACAGCATATGCAGAACAAGCATTAACAGAATTTCAAACAGTTCCAAATACAAACTTAGCTAATCCTAGAAATTTTGGAACAATTACTGATTTAACATCAGTTAACAGTGATACAGATTCTTCTACACCATTTGTAGAATTACAATGGACTGTTCCAACCGGTTTAACTGAAACATTTGAAATATATGTTGGAGATAGTGTTAGTGATCCTATTGCTGATAGAGAATTTAATATTTCATTTAGAACATCAACAGGTCCATTTACTGAAGGTGCTACAATTACACATAAAGTATTTGATTTAGATTTTACAGATACATTAGTATTTTGGGTAAGACCAATAAACCAATTTGCTAGAGGATCCTTTTCTAATGCTTATGATTTTGGTGTATTTAGACCAGGTGCTGGTGGTATTACTTCAGGTGTTTCTGGAATTATTGTAGATCCAAATGATACAAAAAACCCTTATGGAGTTGTAAATAGATTTACTCAAATTAGATATGGTGACAGTAATACTGGATCTAATATGAGAGATACATTTAATGATGCCCCTGCTGTTCAACAATTAGGTTATGCAGGAACTACAATTAATACAATTACAAGAACTGGTGGTACTGATGGTTCTGGATCTGTAACATTTCCAGCAAGTTTTAATTCAGGAACTGCTGTAACAGAACAACAAGAAATAAGTTTTACAGGAACAAGAGGTAATGTAACACAAAAAGAATTATTACATATTAATTTAGCTGATGATATACAAAATGCTACATCTAGAAAAGTAATTGCAAATGCTAAAGATTGGGATACAGCTGGTTTTTTAACTGCAGATTCTTCATCTAATAGTGTTAAAGTTAATGGTATTTTAGAATTAAGTTCATTAGTTCCTGATGGTGTATCAAGCGGTTTTGGAAGATCTGTATCTATAGGTACTTCAACTGCATATGTAATGTCTAATACTGAATTATTTTCATTTAAATTAGTTAATAATGCTTGGACATATTTTGCAAGAACAAATGCAGGTGGTGTTCAAAACTTTAATGTTTCTAATATGGGAGATGATGTTTTACTTTATAACTCATCAGTTACTGAAGGTGAAATATGGAATGTTTATTTAATACCATCATTATTAGGAGCTTTAGGTGGTGCACAATTTAATTAATATAGGAATAAAATAATGACAATACTAGATACAATATCAAATTTAGATATTAGCAATAACATTGTAGATACAAATGATAAAATTATTGTGTGGTATAATGGAACTAAAATTAGATATTATCATAGATATGAAAAAGTATTTCAAGATGTTGAAACTGTTAGTGGTATCATATCAATTAAAATACAAGATGATGATACTATAAAAGTTACTACAAACACAACTGTTAGAGAAATAAATTTAACCAGACCTGGAACAACAAATACATATACAATTACATTAGATAGTAATTATGATAATACTGATGATGCATTAAAAACTTGGACATTAAATTTAACAGATTATGGTATTTTAACAGATACTATGTCTTCAACTGTTGCAGGTACGGCTACGGCTATAGCTTCTGCAATTGATAATTTAGCTAATTTTAGCGCTAGCTCAAATAATAATGTAATTACTTACACTAATTCAGCTTCACAAGTTGTTGCAACAAGTTCAATAGATTTTACTTTATCTATTGCAACTGGTGGTGGACAATTTAACTAATAAAGGAAATTAAAAATGGCAATCAGTTCTGTTTACGCAAACGCAGGAACATGGTCGGGCTCAGATATTATTACTGGTATTAATGTAAGAAATAGTTTAAAAAATATTCATATTATAGATAGTACTAATGTTGCTGTAGTAACAACTACAAATACACAAATATTTACTGATAGTGGTGGTTATTCATCTCAATTTACTTATTCAGATTCAGCAGATATTGTTGGATTTGGTAAAGAATTTATTTTAGATAATGACTTATATATTTATAATTCAACTGAACCTACTTCAGAAACAAGATGGAGTGCAGGATCAAATACACAATATTCAGTTAATTTAGGCACTTTAGGATATTTACATAATGCTACATTATCAAATGGTGTTGGTGCTATTGATGCATTATCTGAAATTAGAACAGGAATATTAGGATTAGGTATAAGTGGTGTAACTGTTTCATTACCTGCTTATGTAGATGATATAAATCCTGATAGTGGTCTTGTTGATTTTTCAGGATATGAAATAATAGTTAATTTAGGTACATCTTCAAATGAAGTAACATCTTTTTCAATTAATGATGTTGCTGGTGATGGTACAAATATTATTCATAATTATGAACATGAAACAGATGGAGCAGGTACTTCATTTGCTACAAATATAACTTTAACTGAACCTGATGGAACAGGTACATTAACATTAAATGTTGCAGCTAATTTAGAAACTGATGATCAATCAAATGATATTGGAAATAATTTAGCAGATTTAATAAATAATACTACTGAATCTCCTAATAATTATACTGCTACATATGATACTGCAACTAAAACAATTACATTTACTGGATCAATTGCATTTGATTCGAATCCTAGTGAATTATGGACTGCTACTGTAAGTAACGGATCTGTTACTGGACCGGATGCAGGTAATATTGTTTTTGGTAATGCTTCAATTACAAGAACTGGGGTATTAGGTGAAACATATAATATTATTGCTCCTGATTTATATACAAAAACTATGGATGGACAGCCTTTATTTAATAAGGTTACATTTACTGGTGGAACTACTACATCATTTAGCAATAATTTAGATGCAACAGCGGGTGCTCTTGAATTTAAAAATGCATTAAATGCTTCTTTAAGTGGATATATAACAGCTTCAATAGATTCAGGTGATTCAAAAATAGTTAATTATACTACAACAATTCAAGATGATATTGGATTAGATTTTACTTTTTCTGATTCAAATATTACAAAAAGTATTACACAAGGTATTTTGGGTACAACACAAACAGATATTGATGATGCTGGAAAAACTAATGTTCAAGTAACTAAACCAGGAAGTACTTCATCTGATTATAATAAAGGTTTTGTTGGTTTTAATCCAGCTTTACCTGGTGCTGTAAATACAATTGCAGATATAATAGGTAATGTTAATAGTTTAATAACTGACTGGACTATTGAAGTAGATCAACCGGTTACTAATCAAATTAGATTTACTGCAGTTAATAATGGATATGTAAGTAATACTTATCAATTACTTGTATCTAATAATAGTGGTACAGGAAATACAATAGGTGATTTTACAACAGGTGTTGGTAATGCTTCAATTACAACATTGGGTTCAAAAACACCAGATTATTATGGTTTAAGATCTGTAACTTTAGCTAATAAAGATGTATTTTCAAATACTGCAACAGATTATTCGTGGTTTGAAACTACTAAAAATACTTTAGGAACTATATTTCCAGGATATAAAGTAGCAACTATAAAAACTCCAGAATTTGCTTTTGATGGTATGTCAAATGGATCTGCAGCATTAGTAGATGGATTTTTTGACATAATTGCCAATTCAAACGGTCAATATGTTATTGATACTGAAGCTTTAACTGTTTCTGAAATATATAATATACCAGTTGATAGTCCTGATACAGTATTAAGTGGATCAGAAATGATTTATTTTTCTACTAAAATATATTTAGCTTATAGAGTAAGCAATGATAGTGATATTACTGGCCTATCTTTAGGTATTGATGATACTGGTGCAACAATTTATACTAACAAAGGAAGTACTTACACAATAACAGATAGTAACAGCGATGTTTTAGTTGCTGAATATATTTATAAATGGAATGGTACTGCCTGGGTAAAACAAACTTAATAAAATAAATATATGTCCACAGATATATATTTACTCATAACTAACCTACAGGAGATAATATGAGAATATCAAACATACAACATTACTTAGGAGGAGCAGATAATATTATTGCTCGAGAAGTAGCCGAAGGTAATCAGTTTTTAATATCAGTAGAAGATGGAACTATAGATTTTAGTGATGCCGCTACTACTTTTGATATAAAATCTGAATTATTTGAAGCAACTGTTACAAGAAAAAGAGGATCTATTGTAATTGATTCATTAACAAAAGAACCAACTGCAACTGAACATTCATATACAAAAGCAGAACTTATACATAATACTGGTACTGCTGGTAAATTTGAATTATTAGTACCTGAAACATTATTATCAGATCAAGGTAGTTTTACTGCTGCTCCTGATGATACATCACCATATATTGTGGTTATGAAAGTTCAATGGGCTGCAGGTAGTCCTGAAGTTAAAAAATCTATAAGGTTCGTATTTGTAATAAGATATCAACCTCAATAAAGGAATTAAATAATTATGACAATTAAAGTAGATGGAACTCCTCCAATAATAAAAGTTTCAAATCAAACTGGTCCAACAGGAGCAACAGGTCCTCAAGGCCCACAAGGTGATACAGGCCCACAAGGTCCAACAGGTTCTCAAGGTCCACAAGGTTTAACAGGTCCAACCGGTCCGGCTGGTGCTAAAGGTGATCAAGGTATTCAAGGTGTAGCTGGACCACAAGGTCCTCAAGGCCCACAAGGTGCAACAGGTCCACAAGGCCCATCCGGTACAGTTGATACTAGTTCAATGAATGCAGCTATAGATGCACGTGTTGATACAACATTTGTTAATAATTTAAGTGTTGATGCAGGAACTATAGATGGATTGGATAGTACACAATTTGAACAAACAAGTAATAAAAATCAAATAAATGGTTATGCTGGTTTAGATGGTACTGGTAAAGTTGCTGCTTCACAATTACCTAGTTATGTTGATGATGTTGAAGAATATGCAAACTTTGCTTCATTTCCAGTAACTGGTGAAACAGGTAAAATATATATTGCTCAAGATACAGGTGATGTTTATAGATGGTCAGGAAGTGCATATGTACAAATTAATGATGCTGTAACTTCTGCTGATCAAGCAACAAGATTAGCTACTGCTAGAAATATTACATTAACAGGACCAATAACTGGATCTGCTAGTTTTGATGGAACAGCTAATGCTTCTATTTCAACAACATTAGATTTATCTGGTAAAACAACTTCTGATTTAGCTGAAGGAACAAATAAATATTATACTGATTCAAAAGTTCAAACAGTTATTGATACAAATACAGCAGGATTTATAACTGCAAGTTCTTCAGATAATTTAACAAATAAAACTGGTGCTATATCACAATGGACAAATGATGCAGGTTATTTAACATCTGAAACTGATAGTCAAACTTTATCATTTAGTAATCCAAATTTAAGTATTTCAAATGGTAATACTGTTGATTTATCAAGTTTATCTTCTAATCCATTTGATCAAACTTTAAATACTACTGATAATGTAACATTTAATGAAGTAACAGCTGCAGAATTCATTGGTAATTTACGTGGTGCTAATTTAATGAAATCTGAAGCAGGAGAAGCTTTAACAAAAGGTGATGTTGTTTATATTTCAGGTGTAAGTGGTAATACTCCAGTTGTATCAAAAGCAGATGCTAATGATAGTTCTAAAATGGCAGCAGTTGGTCTTGCAAATGCTACAGTAAATAATAATGCAAATGTTGATGTTTTAACATTTGGTCAAATAAGTAATATTGATACAACACAAAATATTGGTGGTACTTGGACTGAAGGTGATAGCTTATTTGTAGATACTACGGCTGGTCAATTAACTAAAACAAAACCAAGCGGTGAATCTAGTCAAGTTCAAAAAATTGGTAAAATTGAAAAAGTTCATGCTTCAACAGGTATTATATTAATTCAAGGTGCTGGTAGAAGCAATGCAACTCCAAACCTTGATGATGGTAAAATATTTATAGGTAATGCATCAAATTATTCAACAACAAGTACTTTAGATACATCAATTGTACCTGAAAATACTAATTTATATTATACTGATGGAAGAGCTGATGCTAGGGTTGCTGCTAATGTTATTGATGAAGATGATATGGTTACTGATAGTGAAACTAAAACACCATCTCAACAATCAGTTAAATCTTTTGTTGAAGGTCAATCAATAACTATTAATGGCACATCTGTTAATTTAGGTGGAAGTGTAACAGTTGGAGAAACTAAACCAACTATTACTTCTATATCACCAAGTACAATAGATAATACTGAATCAACAATTACAATTACAGGATCTAATTTTATATCAGGTACTCAAGTTGAATTTATAAATACTGCTACAGGTATATGGTATCCTGCTTCAACAATTACTTTTAATAATTCTACATCATTAACAATTACAATTACTTTAAATGTTGATGCTCAATATAGAATGAGAATTGAAAACCCAGATGGTAATGCAGTTATATCAAGTACAAATATATTAACTGTATCTGATGCCCCAACTTGGACAACTGCTTCAGGTAGTTTAGGTTCTTTTGCTGGAGATTTTTCTGGTACACTTGCAACCGTTGCAGCTACTTCAGATAGTGCTGTAACATTTAGTGAAGTTGGAAGTAATTTGGCTACGGCTAATGTTACTTTATCTTCTGCTGGTGTTTTAAGTACAACAGATTTTGGTGGTTCATCAACAAGTCCAACCACTTATAATTTTACAATAAGAGCAACCGATGCTGAAGGCCAAACTGCTGACCGTAGTTTTAGCTTAACATCAACATTTGGTGCTACAGGAGGCGGACAGTTCAATTAATGAATAAAATTAAAAAAGGAATAAAAAATATAATGAATAAAATTAAAAAATTAATTAAAGAAATAGTGGGGGTTAACTAATGGCTAATACATTTATAACACGAACACCAAGTTCAGCAGGAAATAAAAAAACTTTTACTCTATCAGTTTGGGTTAAAAGAACAACTTTAGGAAGTGATTATATTTTAACTGCAAGAAATGGAACTGGAAGCCTAGATGCTTTTTATTTTGGTTTTAGAAATAACCAAATACAAATTGATTCAACAGCATCAGGTGGTGATAAGGCTCTTACTTTTAGGTCAAATGCTTTATACAGAGATACTTTTGGTTGGTACAATATTATATTAGCTGTAGATACTACTCAATCAACTGCTTCTGATAGAGCAAAATTATATGTTAATGGTTCTCAAATTACATCTTTTGAAATAAGCACTTATCCAGACCAAAATGATGATTTTTATGGAATTAATGATACAATCGTACACTCATTTGGTAGAGAACATTTTGCAAGTGGTACAGCTTACCATGAATATCTTTTATCACACATTCACTTCATAGACGGCACAGCTTATGACGCATCAACATTTGGAGAAACAGATGCAACAACTGGAGAATGGAAAATTAAAACTTCTCCAAGTGTAACTTATGGAACTAATGGTTTCTTTATTTTAAAAGATGGTAATAGTGTTACTGACCAATCTGGTAATGGTAATAACTTTACAGTTGGTGGTGGTACATTAACGAATACTGAAGATTGTCCTTCAAATGTTTTTGCTACATTAAATCCTTTAGTTTATGAAAGTAGAGATAATACTTTTAGTAATGGTAATAATACTATTACAGGTGGTGGTTCTGACGATTGGACAAATAAGTATGGTACTTCAACTATTGCTCCTAGTTCTGGTAAATATTATGTAGAAGCAAAATTAATAACTAAAGTAAATTCTCAAGCAATAATTGGACTTATAAGCACATCACAAGCTATATCTGGCTCTTTAAAAGATTTTGGAGTTTTTGCACTTGAAACAGAAGGAAGATTAGTAGGTAGTGGTAGCAACATTCAAACAGGATTAACTGCATTTTCTAATGGTGATATTGCTGGACTTGCTTTTGACGCAACTAATGGAACAGCACAATTTTATAGAAATGGCTCTACCTATGGTAATCCACTTTCATCAATACCAAGTGATACATATTATTTTGCTACTACTACTTATTATACAGGAGGAGTAATAAATTTTAACTTCGGCAATGGCTACTTCGGAACTACAGCAGTAGCTAGTGCAGGAACGAATGCAAGCGGAAACGGGATTTTTGAATACGATGTCCCAACAGGCTATACGGCCTTATCTACGAAAGGATTAAATTTATAATGGCATACACAACAATTAATAAAAGTTCAGATTATTTTGAAACAACTACATACACAGGTGGTGCAACAGATGTATCTTCTTTAAGTTTTCAACCAGATTTTGTCTGGGCTAAAAAAAGAGATGGTGCTGAAAATCATGGATTATTTGATGCAATAAGAGGTGCAACAAAAACTTTAAGTTCAAATACAACTTCAGCAGAAAGTACAAGAAGTGGCTCATTAACTTCTTTTGATAATGATGGTTGGAGTATGGGTGGTTCTGATGGAATTATATCTGCTTCTGGTTCTACTTATGTAGGTTGGGCTTGGAAAGCAAATGGTTCTGGTTCATCAAACACAGATGGAAGCATAACCTCAACTGTTAGTGCTAATACTACAAGTGGATTTAGTATTGTGTCTTATACAGGAAATTCAACAACAGGCGCAACAGTTGGACATGGACTAAATCAAACTCCTAACATGGTAATTATTAAAAGTAGAGGTCATTCAACAGATTGGCAAACTTGGTTTACAGGATTTGGTACAGGCTCAGGTGCTTCAGTAAAAAGAATATATTTAAACCAAAATTATGCACTAAGTGGTTTAAGTGCAAATTCATTTTATCCAGATTCAGATGTAATTAATATGAACTCAGGTGACCATTATTTTAACAGTTCAAGTTATAACTATATCGCTTATTGTTTTCACTCTGTTAAAGGTTATTCAAAATTTGGAAGCTACACAGGAAATGGAAGTACAGATGGAACATTTGTTTATACAGGATTTAAACCTGCTTTTGTTATGATTAAAAATACAACTAATGGAAATAACTGGTTTATTTTAGATAATAAAAGAACTTTATTTAATTTAGCTGATGATAGTTTATTTCCAAATTCTAATAGTGCAGAAATAACAAATCAACCTACTAATTATGGTCTTGATATTTTGTCAAATGGAATGAAAATGAGAACTTCTGGAGACCATTTAGTAAATAATAATAATGCTTCTGGTAACACATATATCTACATGGCATTTGCCGAAGCACCCCTAGTAGGTTCAAATAACGTTCCAACAACGGCTCGTTAATATGTGGTTTAGTGCTTTAAAATTAGGTATCAATGCCGCCTCTCACATTTATAAGAAGCGGCAAGAAACCAAAATGGCTATGGCAGATGCACAACATATGCATGCTTCTAAAATGGCTCGTGGGGAAAGTGAATATCAAGGGAAATTATTAGAGGCCAGACAATCAGATTGGAAAGACGAATTTGTTTTAATTATACTTTCGGCTCCAATTTTAATTTTGGCTTGGGCAGTGGTATCGGATGATCCAACTGCTATGGATAAGATAAAATTATTCTTTGATTATTTTAGTCAATTACCCAGTTGGTTTACTAATTTGTGGATCCTAGTTGTTGCCAGTATATATGGTATAAAAGGTACACAAATATTTAGAGGTGATAAAAAATAAAATTTAAATTATAGGGTGGTATAAAAGCCACCCTGTAATCATTCAAAATATTTTTCGATCATTTCTAGTTGATCATCATATTCAGATATAATTTTTAATTCTTTTTCTATAGTTTCTATAATATCAGGATGCTCAGCTATACCTGTTGATTTTTGTAATAATAAAATTACATTTGCTTTATGTTTTTCAATATGACCTTTAGCATGGGCCTTTAATGCTAATATTAATTGTTCCATCATTTTTATACCTTATACATTGTGTATTTAACAGTTAATTCCTCACCTTTTTTAATTAATCTATTCGTGATTAAATATGTTCTTTCTTCATAAATTAAATCTTCCTTTTCTTTTATACAATTTGGTTTATTATTATGATTAATAAATCCACCTAATGGTGTTCTTATAACTTCTGAAAACTCAGTTATATAATGCATCATTCCTAAATTAGTATTTTTCTTTATATCTTTAGTAGCAAATAATCCTAAGCCTTCAATATCAGATTCTTTTATTGTTAGTGTATTTGGTAATGGTTTATATTTCATATTTCCTTTATTTGTGAGCCTTTTAAACAGGTTGCTCAGCTGCTTCGGTTTACTAGTAGTGATGTAGGCCGAGAGAGGAAAAGCCTATTGCTCATCCACCTACCATTGTCTGTTAGCTGTTGCCTATAAGGTCTTACGTTCAGTTCTAACTTCTAACCGAAACTGGTTATAACACTTCTTTAAAAGCTAAATTACTTTCATTGTAATTTAATCTTCCTGTGTCTACATTATAAATTGCTTG